AAGCTAAGCAACCTCCATCGGCTGCTGGTGGAAGATCAAGCACAATTCTTACATCAGCCGCAGGAGCTGCAGGAAGCGGTGCTGTTAAGCGTAGGAAACTTTTAGGTATGGAAGATCCAGGTTCCGTTGGTACATTGCTAGGAGGATAATCATGGCAGGCCCAGTATCACCACTCGCCAAGAGTGTTGTTGAAAAATATGATAAACTTAAGGCTACCCGATCTGTATGGGAACGTATTTGGGGTGATCTCAAAGATCTTGTACGACCAGATACTTCAAGCTTCTCAAGCACAGCTACAAGAAGCGGGATGAGCAATACAGATAGGTTGTTTGATGGTACTGCTCCTTGGTCCTTGGAGCAGTTAGCATCAGGTCTTCATAGTTATCTTACATCTCCTACTGATAGATGGTTTGGTCTTACATTAAAAGGGGTGGACCCAAATTCACTAACCGATTCAATACGACTCTGGTTAGAATTGAATAGTGACATTATATACCAAGAATACGCCCGTCCAACAGTGAACTTCAATCCTATGGTTCATGAGATGTATCTGGATATCGGTGCATTCGGAACCTCAGTTATGTTTGAAGGTTATTCGTTTAAGACGAATTCTTTAATGTTTCGTTCTATACCATTAGCTGATGCATGGGTCGAGGAGAACGATGAAGGTATTATCGATACCTTGTTCAGACGAATTAAATGGAATCTTCGTCAGATTGAACAGCAGTTCGGCGAGATTCCTCCTGAGACTAGGAAAGACGCTGAGAAACAACAGGGGAAAGAATTCGAAGTTATTCATGCCGTATTTCCACGAGCTAATCGTGATACTGGTAAACTTACTCAAACTAATATGAAGTTCGCTTCTATTTGGGTAATCAAGGAACTTAAGTACGTTATTCGTGAATCAGGATTCATGGAATTTCCGTACCCTACACCGCGTTGGACAAAAGTTTCAGGGGAAACATATGGCCGTTCCCCCGGCATGGTATGCCTACCTGATATTAGGATGCTGAATGCAATGAGTAAGACGCTGATCAAGGCCGCTGAGAAAGCAGTTGATCCACCCCTGTTAGTACCTGATGACGGATTTATGCTACCTATTAAGACAGCCCCTGCGAGTCTTATTTACCACGAAACAGGATTACAAGACGAGCTCAAGCCCCTGATTAGCGGTGGTGATCCTGGGCTCTCATTAGAACTTATGGAGCAACGTCGTGAACAAATACGTCGTACATTTTTCACAGATTGGTTGATACGCCAAAGGAAGAAAGAACGTCAGACGACTGTGGAGATAATGGATGAACGTAATGAAATGCTCCAACAATTAGCTCCCATGCTTGGTAGATTACAGACTGAGTTTATGGGTCCTACGATTAGACGTTCAATTAGACTTTTAGATCGAGCGGGTCGTTTGGTTCCACCACCGCCAGAACTTGAGGGTGCGAAGATAGACATCATTTATACTTCTCCGGCGGCTAAAGCTCAGATGAGTGGTAAAGCTACTGTGATGCAGGCCTATGTTCAAGATATTGCTAGTCTCGCACAGATAGATCCTACAGCGCTTGATGGTATTGATTTTGACGCCATGGCAAAGGAACTTGGTAAATTAAGAGATGTTTCACAAACCATTATGAGATCTGATGAACAGATCATGCAATTACGTGAGCAGCGTCAGATGAAAGAACAGCAGCAAGAATTGCTTACCGGTGGTGTTGAGGCAGCTAAAGCAACTAAGGATTTCGCAATGGCTGAGAAAGCATTAGGTGGTAGTAGATAGAAAGGAGAGAGGTGAATCGCAGGTCAAGGAGAGAGGACTACTTGGCCGTGTTTGATAATCCGCAAGGGAAGCGGGTTCTTAAGCACTTATGTCGAGTGGGGTACGTGGATAAATCAACATTTGTTTCTGGAGATCCTCATCAGACAAGTCTGAATGAGGGAATGAGGAGAATAGTGTTGTCAATTCTTAAACTTATAAATACAGAACCTCAGGAAATACTTGAGGAGGAGGAGTAGAATGAACTGGTTAGAACTACTATTAACAGTATTCCCTATTATGGGGTTTCAACTCGGATTCGCTGACGGAGATGGAGGAGATGATAGCAAAGGGAGCAATGAGACGCAAGAACCAGAAGCTTGGAGAACACAAATACCTGAAGCTATTCGTGGTGAGAAGGTGTTTGAAAATGTTCAAGGTGTCGGAGATATGGCAACACAGTTTCTTAATTCTCAGAAACTTGTAGGTGTCGATCGTATAGCTAAGCCTCAGGAGAACTGGACTGCTGAGCAGTGGGGTGAATTCCACGAATCAGCTGGTCGACCCAAGTCAGCCGCTGATTATCCGAAATTATCTGATGAGCAGGCTAAGGGGATCACACTTGATGAATCTTCTCTTTCTGCGGCTAATGGGAGACTTCATGAGCTGGGCTTAAGCACTGCCCAAGCAACAGGTGTTATGGGGCTATATCATGAGACCCTGGCAGGATTATCAGAAGCGGAAGAAGAAGCTGCCAGGACGGAACAAGCGGTTTCTGTTACTAGACTTAAGGATATGTTCAAGGAGGATTTCGATTCTAATATCAGTATTGCTAGATCAGTTATCAGTAAATTTGGTAATGAGGAATTTGGAACTTTTTTAGATGAAAGTCGATTGGGAGATAACCCTGCTTTTGTCGAGGCAATGGTTAAGATTGGTAAGTCAATGCTTGAAGATACTGCTCAAGGTAGTGGCGGTGGAAATCTTGATATTAGTAGCGAGGCTTCAGCTAAAGAAGAAATTGCTACTTTAAGACTTGATACTGAATTCATGATTAAACTTAATAATAGAGATGTTGCTGGCCATACTGAGGCAGTAGCTCGTTGGACAGAGCTCCATAGGAAGAGCTACCCAGGTGTGCAGGAAGATCAAGGTTAATTTTCCTGTTTACTTGCACTATATGATATGATACTATCGATTTGTTGGGCAGCTAGGTCACTAGTCCAGCTCACGCGGTGAATCCGTCGCCTGACCCACGTGAGGGTCAAGGTTGAGTCCGCAAGACGGGCAGCTCTTCCAAGTGTGTTCTTGATTGAGTAACTAAGGAGATTCTCGCATGTCCTTTCAAGTAGAAACCGCTCTGGTACAAGCGTATAAGAGCAACATCGAGATTCAATTCCAGCAGAAGGGATCCCGCCTCCGTGATACAGTGATGGTGGAACCCCAGAACGCTGAATTTGAATTCTACGATCGTATTACCCAGACAGAGGCTGTTGAGGTCACGAGTCGCCACGGCGATACTCCTCTGATTTCCACTCCTCATGATCGTCGGAGAATTTCGACGGCTGATTATGACTGGGCTGATATGATCGATCGTCGTGATCGTATTCGTATGTTGGCAGATCCAACATCGTCTTATTCTATAAACGCCATATATGCTCTCGGTAGAAAAGTTGATGATGTAATCATCGCTGCTGCCGTAGGTTCGGCGTCAACAGGTAAGACTGGTAGCACAACTGTTACTTTCCCAGCAGGTCAGACGATTGCTGTGAATTATGTAGAAAGTGGTGTTGCAGCGGATTCCAATCTGACGATTGGTAAACTTCGTCGTGCACAGTTCCTAATGCTGAGCCAAGAAGTTGTAAGTGAAGCAGATGAAGAAGAAATGTTCTGCATCCTTACGGCATCTCAGTTGCAGGGATTGCTTCGCACTACCGAGGTTACAAGTGCAGATTATAATACAGTTCGTGCCCTGGTAAAAGGTGAGATCGATACATTCATGGGATTCAAGTTTAAGCGTACAGAACGTTTAACGAAGACCGGCGATGATCGTTCCGTTCTCTTTTACCCTCGCTCAGCTATTACCCTGGGTCTGGCAGACGAATTAACGGTCGATATCGGACCGCGGCGCGATAAGCGCAATTCAGTTCAAGTGTACGTTACCGGTTCATTCGGTGCCGTTCGCATGTGGGAAGAAAAAGTCATCGAGTGCCTGTGCGACGAAACTACCTAAACGGTAGTTTCTAGTTAGTGCTCTAACTGGAGAGAAATTATGGCTATTACGATTGATCAATACAGCCAGGAGCTGACGACAGTTCGCGCTGAAGGCAACTCGAAACTGGCCCCCAATGTTGATGGTGGTAGAATGCGTATTAAGCATTTCAATCACAACACCAACGACGATGGGGTAAGTGGTGATGCTGACGGTCAGAACATTGCGCTTTGCAAGATTCCTAAGGGTGCTCGCATCCTTGAAGTCTTCCTCGCGTTTGAGGCTATGGGCGGATCTTCCGTTCTGGATCTCGGTCTGGCTGGTACAGATGGTTCCGGTTTCATTGATGAAGCCGATACCGTTGCAGATGACGACGACCTTTTTGCAGCAGCATTAAGTGTTGTGTCAGCCGGTGAAGCAGTTGTGGCAGATACAATTGCTCAGAATTACGCCTACGAAACGGATAAGGAGGTATACCTCGTTGCCACCGTCGAGACAGACGCATGGGACGCGGATAAGGATCTCACAGGCCACGTGGTTTACGTGGTCGACTAACCCCACACCTCCCGCTCCTCAGTGCGGGCGGTCGACCATCGGTTGACCGTCCGCATTTTTTAAGGAGAATTGACGATGGCGCATAGTGATGTTGAGGTTTGTAATGCTGGTTTGATCGCTATAGGCGCCAAGCCAATTATGTCTTTATCAGATAATGTGAAAACGGCTCGTCTCTGTAAGAATCGTTTTGAGCATTGCCGAGACGCTGTACTTAGAATGCACCCATGGAACTGCGCGATTAAACGTGTGGTTCTTTCTCCATTAGTGGGGGCCCCTGCTTTTGGTTTTGACGCTCGATTTCAAATTCCTTCCGATTGTCTTAGGGTTCTTACTGTATCTCCTGAAGATGACGTTGAATATCGAATAGAATCCAATGAGATCCTTGCTGATGAATCATCTTTAGATCTTAAATACATTAGACAAGTAGTCAATTCAGCTGAGCTTGACGAAGGAGCAGCTGAATCTATTGGAGCTTACTTAGCCTGGAAGATAGCTTTCTCTTTAACTGAATCAGCTACTGTGGAACAGATTGCTGAGAAGAATTTCGAAAAAACCTTTAAGCGAGCTAAGACTCATGACGCTCAAGAAGATGACGTTGTAGTTATAGAAACAGATACTTGGATAGGTGCTCGTCAATCTGAACCTATAGGTCGGAGTAACAGATAGTGGGTCAAGCTGATCTAATTCAAACTAACTTTACGTCAGGCGAGTTATCTCCTCTGATGAAAGGACGTGTAGATGTTACTCGTTACTTTAACGGAGTTCAAACTTTAGAGAATTTTATAGTTCGTCCGCAAGGCGGGGCAGATAGAAGAACAGGTTCTATCTTCATTAATGAGACTAAAGATTCTTCTAAAGCTTCTCGTCTACAGGAATTTGAATTCTCTACAGTTCAAACATATATTTTGGAGTTTGGGCATCTTTATATACGTGTATACAAAGATGGTGGTATAGTAGAATCAGCTCCTACAGTTCCAGTAGAAATCGTTTCTCCTTGGGGAGAATTTGCTGTTACTGATTTGTATTTTGCACAATCAGCCGATGTTCTCTATATATGCCATCCGGTTTTTCAGCCCCGTAAATTATCAAGAACAAGCCATACTGACTGGACCCTGTCACTGCTGGAACAGGAAGATGGCCCATACCTGGATTATGATGAAAATGATGTTACGTTAACAGTTGAGTCTATTGTAGATCGAATGACTATAACTTCTTCTCTGGCTGAATTTGTTGCTGGAGATGTTGGTGATATTCTTGAATACAAGTTAGATGGTGAGAGAACGATAGGACAGGTTAAAACATTTGTATCTACAACTGAAATTACTATAGAACCTTTTGATAATGTAATTGCGGCCTTTGAAAAAGAAGTAACATTAGAAGAGAAAGATGGTTCTACTATTACAGCGTCACATGCTGTATTTCATAGAGGCAATGTTGGCAGTTATGTAAAACTTGTAGGAGATGATGCCTCTCTTGATGATACTTGGAGGAGAATTACAGGATATGATGGGCAGGATAGGGATCAAGTAGAAGTAGGTAGTGCCCTTACAATGGTTGATACTGATCCAACATACGGAAACTTAACCCATAAGAATAGAGTCGTAACCGCCACAATTTTAGCGTCTTCAGCTATTTTTACTTCTGATGACGTTGGAAGACATTTACGATTAACTTTTGATACAGAACAAATATGGGCAGATATTACCGCATTTACAAATACTACCGAAGTAGATGTTACTCTTTCACGTAATCTTCCTTTGAAAACCAATGATTCTAGTGAATACCTGAATGATGGAATGACCCAGCAATGGAGATTTGGTGCTTGGTCTGAAACTACTGGTTGGCCTTCTATTGTAACGTTTCATGAAGAACGATTAGTATTTGCCAATACCCCTGTTAATAAGCCCCAGACAATTTGGATGAGTCAAGCTGCTAATTATGAAAGTTTTGCCCCATCAGAAGAGGATTCTACAGTTGTTGATAGCAACGCTGTAACATATACAATTGCATCTAATAAAGTTAACTATGTTCAATGGATGAATTCTGGCCCCGTACTTTTGATAGGTACAATAGGATCTGAATGGTTGGCTAAAGCTTCTACGGTAAATGAACCTATCACACCCACTAATTTAAATATTCGTCAGCAATCGACACATGGGGCTACATTTATTAAACCTGAAAGAGTTGCAAGTGCAGTATTGTTTCTTCAGCGGTCTAAAAATCTTCTTAGGGAATTAGTGTACGATTTTGAGATAGATTCTTATATCGCTCATGATCTCAACATTGTAAGTGAGCATATACTTCGAGATGGGCAGGGAGCCACTGATATGGCATATCAGCAAACCCCTAATAGTATTTTATGGATTACTAGAGCAGATGGACAATTAGTCGGAGTTACCTATGTTAAGGAACAAGAGGTCGTTGCCTGGCATCGTCATATTCTCGGTGGTTCTTTTGGCGCTAGTAATGCTGTGGTAGAAAGCATCGCTGCTGTGCCTGCAAGTGATGATGCAGCCCATGTTCTATATATGATCGTTAAGAGAACTATTAATGGTGTAACTAAGCGTTATGTCGAATACCTCTCACCTAGTTTTGATCCGCTAGCTTCTACAGATAAAGATGATATGAGATATATGGATAGCTTGCTCAGTTATGATGGTGTAGCGGTTTCTACTCTTACAGGACTTGATCATCTTGAAGGAGAAACAGTTTCAATTGTTGGAGATCAAACTATTCTTCCTGATGCTGTTGTTTCTGGGGGATCTATAACTCTTGCTAATCCTATATCTAAAGCTCATGTTGGATTAGCGTATACCTCTTTACTTAAAACAATGCCTCCTGAGGGAGGTGGAAATGCTGGAACAGCTCAAGGAAAAATTAAAAGAATTAGCCATGTCACTTTCAGATTACTTAATTCTATTGGCTTTAGTTATGGCGTTGATAGCTCTGATCTTACATTGCATTCCATGAGATCATCTGATGATGATATGGATGTTTCTCCAGATCTATTTACAGGAGATATACGAATAGAACTAGACCAAGATTATGAACGCGATGGTTCTTATTTCGTTGCTCAAGATCAAGCATACCCACTAACTATTATAGCTTTAATGCCTGAACTGGTGGCACATTGAAAATAGTAGAAACAGAATTATGGCATCTTAAATACCTTGAGGATAGGTATCCTGAGACTGGCTTTGGAAGCTTGGATAAGGCCTGCTTAACAAGTATAGCTTATACAGGGTTTATTGACGAAGAGCCTATAGGTATGGCAGGTATCATGACGATGTGGCCGGGAGTAGGAGAAGCGTGGGCATTGATTACTGACCAAGCCAGAGGACAAGCCCTGTCGATGCACCGTGCAGTTTACCGGATTATGAATGATTCTAATACTTGGGATGAATTTCATAGAGTACAATGTGTAGTTCTTGTGGGAGATTCTAAAGCCTTGCATTGGGCAGAACATTTAGGATTCAAGGCTGAAGGTCTTCTATCTGATTACGATTCCAATAAAGTATCTTATATAAGAATGGCGAGGTTGCGAAATGGCTGTAGCATTTAGTGTAGGCACATTCCTAACTGCCTCAGCAGCGTTTGCAAGTGCGGCAATCGGTTATGCCAACGCCTCTAGCATGGCTGATCAAGCCCAGGCTACTGCTGAGTGGAACGCAGCTATGCAGCGAATGCAAGCTGAGAACTCGGCGCGACTTGCTCAAGCTGTAGGAGAAGGTCAAGCTGCTAATATAAAGGTGACGGCTGATTATCAAGCGGCAGTTGCTAAGAACAATGCTATTCTGGCTAAAAATGATGCTATAATCGCCACACAATCAGCACAACTTGCTAGAGATAATTCTGTTTATAGCGCCGATAGATTGAGAAAAAGAAACCGTTTATTGAGAGGAGCTCAAATTGCAAAAGCAGGCGCTGCCAGTGTTACAATATCAGGAAGTGTGGCTGATGTCGTATTTGATTCTGCTCTTGAAGGGGAATTAAATGTTCTTAATGAATTATATATAGGCGGCATACAAGCAACTAGCGCAGCTAATAGAGCAAGAGGTCTTCAGTATCAATCAGATTTCTATGATCATAGTTCAGAGGTTATTTTGCAAACCGGTATAAATAATGCTAATTCGGCACTTTGGGAAGGGGAGACAGGGGCGTTAACTTCTTTATGGTCTGGTCAGGCAAGAAGCAATATTGCTTTGTATACTGGTAGAGCTCGTAGTTCCTATTATACTGGTGAAGCACGAGGATCGTTAGTTTCTGGTGGATTACGATTTGGAGCAAGTTTCTTCCCCGAGGAGTAGTATAATGGCAAAGTTTCCAACACTTCTTAGACAGGCAGCAAGCTCAACTGCTCTTCAAGGCGGAAGTGGAAGAGTATCCCCAGTATCAACAGCTATTTCAACCCCTAGAGCATCAGTTCCAAGAGCTCCTAATCTTCCAGATGTTGAGGTAGGTGATGGCTTGGGGATAAATTTTGCTCCATTCCTTAAAGATCTTTCGACAGTGGGGGCGAGCCTTCAAAATAGGCTGAAGAAAAGAGAAGATCTTTCAGACATGATGTGGGTGGAAGACCATAGTTCAGAAACTAGAGTTAAGTACCTTGGTCACCTTAAGGCTCTTGGAGAAAATCCAAGCGATGACATAATTGCCAAGCTCGATACCGATTATACCGAATATGTTGGTAAGCTCCTGGAAGACTCTCCTTCTGATAAAGCAACTTATGCACTTACCAGGGATCTTAATTCATTTAGGGAAACTCTATTAGGGGCTAGCTTGGGAATAAAAGCTAGACTTAATGTCCAACGAAATATTACAAGCCTAAATAAAATATTCACCAATGCTTCCGATATTATCTCTAAGGATCCCCGCGCTGAAACCCTAGCCGAGCAGCAGCAGAATCTTATAACACTTGTAAATGCGTCCAGGGGACAGGGAGCAATAGACGAGAAGGTACATAGGTCGTATATAGACAGCATTCATAATTTGTCTGCTGAACTGGCAGAGAACCTTGTGGGAGATGATCCAAGGGCGGCTCAAGGAATCCTCGATGATGCTAAACATCTTTCTCTTCCGGTCAGAACCAGGATACAAAGTAAGATAGATAGAGCACTTAGTACTCTTGGAAATCTTGCAGTCTTCCGCGCCAAACAAGACCTAGAGAATAATAAAGTTTCTATATTAAAAAATGGTAAAGAAGATCCTAACTGGGATATAGCTGATTACGCAGATATAATGACACCAGCAGCTGTTGAAGAAGCTGAAGGAGAGATCCAGACTAATAAAGATTTGTATGCCGCTCAGGAATCTATGAGAGCGCAATCACCCAATGAGATGAATACGATACTAGCTGAGTTTGTAGGAGATGATCGATTATCCTATATGCGTGACGCTATGATACCAAGGCTTACTACTTTTAGAAATAATCAGGAAAAACTTCTTAATACCGACCCATATGCATATACTATGCAGTCCCCCGTAATGGGCAGCCTCGCTAAACAATTTGATAGTATATCTGAGGATAATGAAGCACTTCGCCTAGCAACCATGCAGGAGATGATTGAGACAAGCTACGGCATACAAAAACATCTTGGTATAAATGATGGAGTTAGGGCTCCTATACCGCTGGATAGAGCTGAAGAGATCGCTGGCTTTCTGAATGGTGCAGATCCGAATGACATAGGCCCCAAGTTAAGAGAGGTAATGACATTGTATGGTGATTATTACCCCGATGTCTTTAGGACACTGGTGGGATTACCTAAAAGTCAACGTATTGACACCTCTATCCACATCACAGCCCTTCATCCAAATGCTATATGGATTAAGGAATTCAATGACGCTATGCGGGTTGATGAATCGGAATATAACTTTAGTAACGATAACAATAACTTATTCGAAGATACGGCTGTAACTCATTCGGATATAGATAATTTTATGCGGGCTTCTGTTGCAGCAGATTCTAGTGAGGATAGAACGTCATATGCATTTGGATTTCAATCCTCTATTATTAAGTACGCAAAATCGTTATACTTTAGGGGCAAAGTAAATTCCCCTGTTAAGGCTATTAATCTAGCAACAGATCGAATTATTAATAGTAAGTATTCATTTGATGAAATAAATGGGCAAGTTTACGCTATACGAAGAGATCTTAGATCCACTGATGGTACCCCTGTTGATCTTGATGACAGTGACTTTAATAAGATAAACGCATTCTTAGAGCAGAAGATAAAATCTGGTTCCTTGGGGCTACAAC